AGTCGTTATTCGCCGAACTCGAGGCCACCGAGCGGGTAAAGCCATCGCGAAAGCGCAAGGGGCGGGGCATCTTGATGTTGCCCGGGGTGGTGTAGGTCACTTGCGTGACCCCGCTCACCAACGCGGCCGATGACATCGTGACGGTGGTTGCCGTCACCCCAAGCACCGTGGCCCCAGGCACATAGCCATACACATCGGAAAGGTCCCCGCCCACAATGACGCCCGGCGGAATCGTCCCCGTGATGATGCCTGATCCCGCCACGGTGGTTGCGGCAAAAGTCCCGCCCACCGGATTGCCCACCGTGTACTCATATTGTCCCGGCATCCACTGAGCAACCGTTTCGACCTGCGTATAGACGTAGGCTTCATCGTTCGCCAAGGATTCGAGTAAATCGTTGAGCGCATCCAACCCGACTTGTGCATCGGTCGCGGCCAGGGTCTCCCCCGGACTATAGGAGTTCAAGTTCAAGAGTGCGCCGGTGATGATGTCTAAGGCGGTCGCTGCCATGCGTGGCTCCAAAAGAAACGCGGGTGATTAAGTCCCCGCGCGTGATTTTAAGAAAGGTCATACCCCCACACGAAAATATCGACCGTGCCCGGCGTCGCCGCCGAGACATTCACATAGAGCTGCTGCGCGGTTTGAATCCCGGTCAACTGCCCCGGCACGATCGTACGAAGCGCAAAGATCCCCGGCCCCGTCAAGGTGGTTAAGGCCGCAGGCGCCGAGAGCGACACCCCGGTCACGGCAGGTCCCCCGTTGACCGAGAGATTGGCGGTTGCCAAATTGGCAGAGGCATTACCCACGCCAATCGCCGTGATCACATAGGCGGTGGAGTTGATGATGTTCATCACCGCCGCATCCCCGGTGCTTGAGACCGGGACCGCCCGGGCAGAGGCTAGGAGCCTCAATGCATTGGCCCCTTGTGGATTGGAGTTCAAGTTGGTGGTGACTGGCGCTACGGTCAGCTTGGTGTTGGCCGTCTGGGTGATCGCCGGCCCTGGATTGACTGAAGGCATAAAGTGTTCTCCTTAAAAAAAAGGGGTTAGCCGGCGATGCGGATACCGAGGGAGCGATAGAGCGAGCCGATGCCATAGAGCACATCCGCACGGGTCGGTTCACTGTCATTGTTGATCGTGTACTGCGTGATCATGCGGATACTCATGTTGGTATCCTGATCGTCATAGGCACGCGCCGCCATGGCGACCCCACCCGGGAGCGGCAGGTCCGCAAAGCCCAACGTGTAGGCGTACTTGTGAAAGCACAAGCCTTGAGGACTCGTGACATTCGCCGCGGCAACTCCGCCATTGACCGTGATGAGGGCGGAAGGTGCGGGTGCTTGCGTGCAGTTTTGGAACTGCCCCGAGGACACCAGCGCATCCCCGATGGTAAGCGTGAGCAATCCGCCTGCATCCGCGCTGTACTGACCCGTCAAGGGATTAAAGCCGCCATTCGGCAAGGTTGCCGCACCAAAAACAATCCCCGAGGCTGCGGTGCCATTGGGAGGCGCCACAAATCCGCCGGGCGGCAGCACCACGAATTGCTTTGTGGTCTTGCCGTACTGCATGCGGTTTTGCGGATTGACGGGGTAGACCCCTGCAATCTGGATGGTGTCCCCGACATTGACGACCGCAACCCCCGGCGTCCAGCCCTTGGTCTGCAAAGTTCCCGAAGGGCTCCAGCCCGTCGTCATGAGCGCAGAGCCACCCGGAATGGTGGCGATCGCCGGTGCTCCGCCTTGGGGTCCGGTTTGAAAGGTGGTGATGTTCTGATCCTCCCACCAGTCAAGCCCCGCGATTTGCTTGGCAATCATGCCCTTCTCGATGAACTCGCCGATCCGCACTTGCGGATTGAAAAACCCGGAGATGAGATTGGTCGAGGCCGACATGGTGTAGGGGTCTAACACCAGGTTCTTCTCCCCATCCGGCGGACAGGCTTCCGATGCCAGGTTCGCTCTTGCGTCGGTGAAGATCTTGTAGGAGGCGGGAGCCGTGCCAAAGGTCCCGATCACGGTTGCGGTATTCAATGTGCAAAAGAGCGCGGTATTGGAATCGACGTTGTTCGCAACCGTGGCGATCTGCGGGCGAATGACGCGCTTTTTGAACTGATCCATCGAGAGCGCCAGGTCCTGCGTGGTGAACTGCACGTCCACATGGAACTGATAATTCAAGGACAAGGGCGTGCTCGACTCGTTGGTGTCCTCGATGTTTAAGGGCGGCCCGTAGGTGCCCACATAGCGCGGCGGCCTTCGGATGCTGATGGTGTTGCCGACTTTGGCGCCCGTCTGGGCAAACTCCTTCGAGTATTGCCGATCGATGCGATTGGCCAAAATCAGCTCATTTTCGAGCACCACCAACGATTCGTTGGTGATATAGCTCATGGTGAGCAGGTTGTTCATGAAAAAAGACTCCTCAAAATGGGTGATGAGGAGCGCCCTACCTGCGCCTTGATCTTTCGTAAGCCCTAAGCTCTTGGAAGGTCATCTTCGAGGGGTCGGTGTTGGTATTGACCGAGAGGCTCGAGGATAACGGCGTGATGGGCGCGGGCGCCCCGGATGCCTTCGGGGTGGGCTGCAACACGTCGGGTGTCGCAACCGGTTTCTCGAAGGCGAGTTCAAGTTTCCCGATCTCGGCAATGGCCTTGAGCGGATTCAGTTGATTGATACGCGAGACGAACTCAGGATGTTGGGCCAAGTAGTAGCTCACCTCGCCGATATGCTCGGAGGTGGTGAGATACTGAAGCACCGCGTTGTGCGTCTTTACATCGGCCTTCTCCAAGACACTCTGATAGTCAGGGTGCTTTTTGATGGTCTCGGCAACGCGCGCTTTGGCGGCTTCCTCGGCCTGTGCCCGTAAGGCTTCGGCCTTTTCGGTCTCCTGCTGCTTTTTAAACTCTGCGATACTTTGGTCGGAGGACCACTTCGCCAGTGCCTCTGCGTATTCAAACGCCTTGAACTCCCCCTTCTCGTTGTAGAACGCTTGGGGGTCGGGTTTTTTCATCACCTCGGGAGCGGGCTTGGCCATCTCCCGCAACTTCATCAACTCGGCCTCTAGGGCCGCTGCCCGCTCGCTCATCATGCGGGCCGTATTGAACTGGGTCTCTGCGAAGCGGTCGGACTCGGCCCGCTCCTCCTGCGCTTCTCGCATGGCGCGATGTTTCTTGCGCATCAGCTTATCGAAGCGCTCGGCCTTTTTAACCTCCGCTTTGGTTTCCTCATCCTCGCCCGCGTAGGTGTCATCCTCGTCCACCTTGGAAGGCTCTGGCTTCGCCTCTGCCGGGACTTCGGCGTTGGGCTCTGGCTTTGCCTGCGCTTCCGGGTTGGGGCTGCCTTGGGGCGTCTCAGGGGCTTTCGGCTTGGGCTCCGCCTTGATCTCCTCCACCTTTCCCGACTGGATGAACTCGTTCAGGCCCTGAGAGGTCACTACTTTGCCCATACACTATCCTCGCCGTTAGGCGCTTTTCTCTGGCTACCGGCCAGCTACGGGTTATTGAATCGAGGTTTTCTCGGCCTTCTCGGCCGCCGCCAATGTCTCGCGCCGCGCCACCGTCTCATGCGCACTCTCGACGTGCGTGTTGAGGAGCTGCGCTCCTGCGTTGATCTCCGCCACATCCCGTGCGGTGATCGACTTCACATGCGTATCGAAGCGCTTGGTGTCATTGGAAGTTTCGGTGTCGTGGGCCTTGGTGGTAGCCGCAAGATGCGCTTTCGTGATCTCGGTCTGCATCCAGCCCTGTTCGATTTGCGCCTTATACTTGATCTCAAGCTGCGCTTTCTGAAGTGCCTGCTGCATCTGGCTCATCTGCAGCTTGAGCGCCTGGATGATCCCTTGCGCCTGTTTGGGTAGCTCCCCAATCACCTTGTCCATGCCTTGCGGGTTCATCGGCATCAAGCGATCCGCAAGGTCATCCGCCCCCGCGAAGTCCATGTGACGTATGACGAGATCGGCCCCCACTTTGGCAATGGGTTCTGCCAATGGCGTTTTCAAAAGATCGATCATCGCCTCGGCGCCTTCCTGGCGCTTTGATTCATAGCCGGGGCCTGTGTCCATGACCA